CCGGGCAAGAGGGACGCGGATGCCACGCTCTCGGGTCGAGAGAAAACCAGCGGATTCCCGCATAGTTTCCTCAAATAATTTGTCCTCCATGACTTTCTTAGCCTCCTTGACTTATTTTGCTTACACCTCCACCTCTGGTGTCTGATTCAGGATGCGGTCTATCAGCTCAACATCGCAACGTCCCTGGGCGATATAGGTATTGGCTGCCGTCAAGACTTTCTGGTATTCATCCTCTGTGAGTAGTACCTCGTCTTCGCTCTGCTCAATCTTTATGGCAAGCACGTTTTGCTTTACCAAGGCTGCCCCTGCGAGCTTCAAGGCTGGCAGAAAGAGGATATTTAGTATTGAGTCTTTGACATTAAAAGGCAGTTCATATTCCTTCACACCGCCGATAATTGGGTTATGAACCTTCTCCGTGTACTGATAGTCTTTTAAGTTTAGTTTCCGCATTGTTTTGCTCCTTTTTATTTTAATCCCTTATCACAATTAGTCCTGGTCTTCATAGACGCGGATGTAGACGGTGCCTATTCCGACGATGCTGGCGAATGGGATATAGCCAATGGGCGCATCAGACTCAGTAACTGCGGCGATGTAGCCGAGTGAATTTGGGTTAGCCGCTTCGAAGATATAGTCCATCGCGCCGGTGGCGGCGGCTACATTGACCCTGAAGTGGGCGATAGAGCCGGGATTGGCCGCCATATCATATTGGAGTTGAAGACCGATGACCCTGCTCGAAGTGATGTCTTCGCCGCTACCTCCTGCCCATATTCCGCCTTCATAGATAACCAGCAAGCCACCATTATCGACGAAAGTTGCCCCGGGTTCTATCCAGACACCGTGAGCGTAAATTCCGCCGGTCTGGATACCATTTATCTGGGCATCGACATAGTGAAGACCGGTCGACTCTCCGGCCGCAAGGATGGCTGTCTTGTGGAAGCCGTAGCTATAGGCTCCGGTGGGTACGGTCATGTAGCGCCGCTCTTCTTGCTCTGGCCAGGGTGCCGCGTGGACCTTGACAGCGATGACTCCGCTGCCACCAGCCACCATCGAGCCAAGGGCATAGCCGAAGAATACCTGATTGGCTATATCGGTGATTTTACTGATTTCAGCATCACCGAGGCCGGTCCCGGGAGCCGTCCCCAGAAGATTGCCAGCTCGGATATAAAGGGGGTCCCCGATTTCGATTGCCACGTTGCCGGCATCATTCTCGGCATAGACCGTCAGGTTAAAGATACCCTCAGTATCGAGGGCGATTAAGTCTGCTGCCGCTGCCCCATCCTGAAAAGCCACTCCAACAAGGTTACCAAATGTGGCTGGTACCCCAGCGTCACAGACAATAACGGGGTCACCCTTATTCACAAAGCCGTCTGCTATAAAAGGGTGTATTAGTTCGTCCTCACGAACCGTTATGTGCCTACCTTCTCCGGTAGATGATACCTGAGACCCGGCAGTTTGCTGACCGGGATAAACTCCTACTGTTACTCCTGGCATTTAAGCCACCTCCTAATGTATTTTCCTGCTCTAGCGCCCGGCGACAGCAGCCTCCAGCTGCTCATCCGTATATTCCGGGTGGGTGCGCTTCAGGGATTCCCGGAGAGCCGTCTCATCCTTGTCGACCTGTTCTTTGGTCGGTCCTAAGCCCTTCACCTTGCCCGCCTCAGACAGCTTGGCGATGTAGTCTTCCTCGGCCTGTATCGCTTCCGCAATTCCATCGGCGGATTCAGCAGCCTCGAACCGCTTGATTAAGACCGCTTTGGCAGCATCGGGTAGCTCCGCCTTATCCACAGCCTCCTTGATGGTGGCTTGGGCTTCGGCTTTTGCCTTGTCCTTCTCTGCCGCTTCCTGAGTATCCTTGAGACCTTGATTCTCAGTGGTCAGTGTACTTACCTGCCCCTCCAGTTCCGTAATTCTTTCCTCGGATTCCATAGCTTTCTTTACCTCCTTGGCTATTTCTTCCCTGACTGTAGCTTCTATTATTTTCACTAAATCAGGGCGATGCTCCTTTAGCACTGATAGCTCAACCAGGTCGATATCCAGACCTCTATCAGACTCATAGAATGTGACGATTCCGCCAGCCCCAGGCTCAGTGACAAAATCAACCGACCTGGCAGCAACGAGCTTCTCGATTACCAGAGTCTCTTTGCCATCGATGGTGCCTTTTGAAGCGCTGCCCACTGCATTGATGGAGATGCCCATTTCTGAAAGCATATCCTTATCTCGCAGCGAAGCTAACTTCAGCATCAACCATGGCTCCACGATCTCGGCAATACCAGTAACTACACCGGCCTCGTCGACAGTAACATTCGTTAGTGTGGCCACCCAATCCTTTATCGACCGCTCCGGCCGGGCCTGATCTTCCTCTTCGGTAGGATGGTCGGCATACATCTTCTGACCTTCAAATATACCGAAATCCCGCTTTAGCATTTCCACCGGATAATAGCGGTCTTCGCTTTCATTAAACCCGGGCTTGATAACGATAACTGTAGCCCGGCCCTTGTCGAACTTGGCCTCAGTCAGAGACACGAAGTTCAGGATACGTTCCCGCGTCAGGGTTTCGCTGACCCATCTGGGTATGTCCTCTTCGCCAACATCAAGCTTGCGGTATTCAGCCCTTATCCTCGTTTTGACTCCCGCTAAACTCTCGGCCAGTATGTGAACCTTTTCCCCACTCCGGCCGCCTGGGCTCAGATAAGCCGATGCCCGCCCGAGCTGACCCCGCGTGACTTTCTTCTCAAGGTCTTCCCAGAGCCTCAGCTTCCATCCGGACGGGTTCTCGACATCGGGGACGTAGGCATAGGCTTGCGCCGGGAACTGGATGCCGTCTTCGGTCTTCTCTGCTTCTTGGGTCTTCAGCCACTTCAGGACTGCGGTCGCTTCCTTCAGGGCTTCCTTCGCTTGCTTCTCTTCTGGCTCGGCTTCTGAGGATAGCAGCTCACGGCACAGCTCCACAATCTTCTTCACCCGGGCCGCGTCCATTGACGCATTCCTTTTGCCGGCCTCTTGAATGACATCAGAGTAGACCGCCTGAAGTGACTCTAGGGATTTATAAACGACCTGCCTGGTTACCTTGACTGCGTTGCCTATGGTCACCTCTCCGGCCTCGCTTATAGTGTAGGGAGCTTTGTAGGCTTGCCGGTCCCGATTATAGAAGACTTCCGTTTCGGTCATGTCCTCTATCCACGCCCAGTCATCGCTGGACAAGTTCAACTTGTCATGAAGAGCCGCATCGAGTAGCGTCCGCCTATTCTCCATTGACATCGATTCCTTGGTGAATATCGTGGTGCTGGTTACCTTGGTAGGGTCACCAAAGGACGGCTGGCCATCGGTTATCTCATAGGTAGCTTCATACAGCTGGCCGTCGACATTATAGATGACTCGGTCTTCAAACACCTCAGCCACCACTACGCTTTTCGGGATAGGGCTCTCTACCTTCAACCCATATTCCTCAACCAATGCTGCCTGTAGCAAGCGTTCCTTATTCTTATCACTCACTTTCAAAACCATCGTCGCCTCCTTGGATTCTTTATCTCTCCACTGCGAAAAGCACACACCTGACCGCTGTTCCTGGTCGCCAAAGTCGGCCAACACAGTCTCGTCGCCCATGCACCGGGCTATAAAGTCTTTCTCGCTTTCACCGTCATGCGGTTTCGGAAGTGGCATTCTCCTTCTCCCTTCCTATTGGAATAACCATGCCCCCACACTGCCGGCAGACATAGCAGGACTTCAGGAACTGGAAGTGTGGATGCTGAAACATCATGACGATGGTGAGGACTAAAGCTCTGCATTTTTCGCAGTAGTATTCCATTACTCGGGACCCTTCCTGATATTAGGTGGGGATGGAATGCCCTTTCTACGAGTGACCATAGACCCGTATAGCCCACGGCGGCGCCGCTCTCTCCGATTCATATTAACTACGAGCCCACCAGGGAAGTGGACGGGGGTACCTGGGGACTGCACTACATAGTTAGGTTCTATCTCAGGCAGGCCCAAAGAGTCAGTACCTTCTGGGCTATGAACTTTAAGTATCTTTGCAATATCATCTCGTAACTGTGGGGGCATGATTAACTTAGTTGTCATATTGCTCCTTTTACTAACTCATAAATCCCTAAATCACGTTGCCATTCTTCCACTGCTGGCTGACAGGCATCATCATATTTATCAGCAACAGCTATGACAGCTCTCATTTGTTGCTCTGAAGGTAAAGTCCTCGCTGCTACCATATCTTTTTCAAGCTGGTCTGCGAACTCAGCAGTAGCCTCTCTTCTTTTAGCCCACGCTTCCTCATAGATTTCCTTTGTGATTTTCATCTATCTGCTCCTTAAGTTACTAATATGCGTCTGGCCATTTCAGCCCGCTTGGAATCACTGAATATTGGTGATATATCAATTCGTTTAATTGCAATGAGTTGCCCCCTCATATAATCCTCAGTATCTTGATTGGCAGGCATGTCCGCATCTCTTGTCCATAAGTAGATAAAAGTAGTCAATAGATTCGTTAGGTTCTCGTCAGCTATCCGGCGCGCCGCCACTTGAAAGGGCAACTTGTCCTCATCTGTCATGTCCTCCCACCATTTGTGTTCCCACTCCGCATGCGGCGCCTGTTCAACCGCCGTCTCAAATACTATTCTGGCTATATCCTCTATCATTTCTTTACTCCTTTTATAATCTCGCCGGACTAACAGCACACCGGCAATTAGGGTGCTGAGGCGGCGCCATGGGTCCACTGGTAAAGGAATCCCCCCGGGGAATAACTCCCTGGGCCTCGTTGGCCTCACATTCCTCAGATACATCACTGTCGCCAGCGGTCACCCATTGCTTACCATCAATGCCCATGCCCTTCATATTATCGAGGCTGGCATTAGATAAGGCATTCGCCGTCTCGGTCCGGGCAATCATTTCGGCTCTTGATGCCAAAGTCAATCCCTTAATATCCGATGGAGCACCCCTAGCCATCCACTCAAATTTATGGCGTATGTCACTTTTAATACCTGGGATGCCTCGTTTGTTTTTTATGCCATCAGCAATTACATTAGAGATTTGCTTTCTAGTTTCTTCGTTAATGCCATCAATTAACTTAGTTTTTGATATATGTTTTTTTGCCCAATCCACTGCCTGGCTGATTGGTGGCCCCTCAAAGGCTATTGGTACACCTGCCTGCGTCTTTCCCCAGGTTATCATCTCGGCCTGACCGGAAACGTATATCTCCGACAACTGCCCTGCCAATTCCGCCTCTATCTCATCATCGAAAGCTGCCAGTAAAGGATCAAGCATGTCACTGGTATCCGAGCCGAGGCTCTCCTTCACATTCTTGTTATAAATTCCCGCTAACTTACTATAAGGGAAAGCGTCTCCCAGGTCCCGGAAATACTTCGCCAGAGCCCTTTCCATCCGGCGCCTGAGTTTTTTATTCTTCGGGCTCTCCGGGTTGGCCGGAATCTCGGCCTCGAGCAAATCAATAATCTGGTTAAGTTCCTGCAGGACTGTCGACAATCTTAAACTCCTGGTGCTTATGCCCGATTCCCTTCCCGCTCTTTTGCAGAATGTGGATTACGGTTCTCCCCGGCTTAGAGCATTTCCCGCATCGGTATTCGTTGGGGCCGAGCTGGCCAGTGGACTTCCTTAACTCCAGTTCCGCAGCCTTCGCCACAGCAGCTTCCTTCGCTGCGACCTCCTCAGCGGTGGGGCCAGTAGATTCAGTCGGGGAATAGGTATAACAGTTGATAACATTATCATTCCCCACCCCATCACCATACTCAACATCAGGAGCCCCACATTCTGCAATGTTCAAGCTACAAGTATCGCACAGATTAACCAGTCTCGGGTCGACCTTCTCCGGCTCCTTAAACGCCTCTTCGCTGACCGCCTCAGGATACACCTGCTCAACTGGTAGCCCGACAGGATTACATTCCGAGCAGGGGTTTCCATGAATATAGGCCCTGTCCTGGCACCGCTCGCACGTATAAAGCGTCTTGCCGGTAATCGCGTCTGCAACTGGCCGATCCCGCTCCTCGATTACCAGGTCAGCGTTGTGAAGGTAGGCATTGGCCATCACCTCACTGAGTCTTTCCCAATCCTGCCCATCCTTCAGGGCTAGCTCTTGTGCTACTGTAGTTCGATCGCTCATTTCAACTCCTTCTCCTCGATTGATTTTCTTACTAATTCCCGGGCTATCTCAATAGTTTCTTTAATAGTCTTTCCGGGGATGGCTTGGGGAATGATCAGACGAATAGTCATGATACTCGCTCCTTATGTCCGTTATTTTTATTTTTTATCACTTCCCGAAACTCCTTCAGCGCTTTAGTCAGGGCAATCTCCGGATGAGCTTTAGCTTCCTTCGCTAATTGCTCTAAAACCTCGGCAGGGTCATCAATACCCAGGGTCATCAGTGCTATCTGCATAACATCATCGGATACTGCCAGCTCGGGCATAACCTGAAGGACTTGAAGTATAGCCGTGGCTGCCTGGGCAACGTCGGCCGGAGCGATAGCAGGGAAGTCTATATCGACATACCACTTATCGGGAGGTATCTTATTGTGAGCCATTACCAGCTGAAAGATATCCCTATAGGTATCAGCCCACACCGCCTGATAGGATTGAAACATCTTCATCATCGGCAATTCCACTGTCTTAGCCGTGGCTAGATTACCGATCGAGATATCCCCGAAATACTGCTCCGGAATACCAACGGCAGCCGCTACCTGGAGCTTAATCTGGCGGCCATCTTCGTAAGCATTCCTCGCCCCTGAATTGGTCCGAATGGGCTGTGTGTCTGAACCCATATTCTCCAGTAATTGAGAACCAGCGTTAATCTCCTTGTCATCGGTCTGGGCTTTGATAGCGTCAACAGTTTCCTGACCACCCTTTACCTTTGTCTTCCAGGCAAACCGGGCCAGCGCCAGCATGATGGCTATTCGGCTGGCCAGGAAGCGTCTATACTGTTTTATCCAATCCAGTGCCGGCAGCAATAGAGGATTACCGCGTTGCGTGATAGTCCTGAACGTCAGATGGTAGACCAGGGCATCATCGGTATGTTTAACTGTAGAGCCCGAAATATCCTTGGTTGGTTCTGCCTTGATATTGGTAGTGCTGCGGTAGAATGTAGTATGAAGAACTGCTAGCCGGTCGCTCCAGACCCGTTTATAATAAAGCACGTTCTCAACGTCATCAGGGTCGGTGATTATCTCGGTTATCTCCAACGGGTCAATCCGCCGTAGCGTGGCCTGCCCCTTGGCTCCCAGGAAGATGGCAAAGAATATCTCGCCATCGACCAGGTTTTTATCTGAGGATTTCCGCTGACCGCGCACCGATAGTACGGGCTGGTTGGCCAGCGAATTCCAGAAGACGGTCAATACCTTCTGGGCCGCATCGTCCTTCGCCTTCCACGTCATGCCGGGACCGAAGGTATAATCAGTCCACAGTCTAACCGCCTGGGCTCCCAAGGGGTCTTTCGTATAGTACAGCCTGGAGAGCTTGAGGTTGAGAATCCGCTCCTGGTCTGTGAGCACCTCGCCGATTAATTGGGTGAGGTTAATCCATCCTTGGTCTTCGAGCTTCAGCTCATCTTCGACCTGCTGAGTGGCCTCCCGGATAATCTCGTCAACCTCGGAAGAGGGCGCCATCACTCTGAGCTTCTTATCCTCGGCACTTTCCCTTAACGAATAGAGACTCCCGTCCGGTTTGTATAAAACCATATCAACTCCAAATATCAGGCATTTTGCCTGGCGAATACCAGCTGTCTAATTACCAAAGGAAGGGTCATTAGAGCGGATTGGACCCAGTCCTTATAATCTGTCAAGGTCCAGATAGTTTCACACTTTCTGCAAATAACATCATCTGGATACCCTTCTTTTGTTTCGAATATATGCCTACATCTTTTAGTCATTTCCTGCTCCTTTTATTTCTCTCTGATTTCAAGGGATATGTCTGGCAATGCTCCTGTCTCGGCATCCGCAGCTACATGAAAACTCCACATCACACTCTCGCTTGAATTGGCTGCTATATCCCCCAAGACATTAGCAGACGTTCCCATGACAAGCGTGGTTCCAGGTAAGGGATTCGCAACCACTACACTGTAGCCATCTTCCTCGACTACTATTACGCCATCAACAAGCGTCTCTATCTGGGCAAATGAACTGCGGGGATTCCTAATTGTCACCGTCAGAGATCCGCCGACTCCCTGGGTTAGATTAGCCGACCATATCCCATCTACCAGCACCCCGCCTTTATCTGATATGTCGATACCTGTTACCTCTAGCGGAAGGGGGGCATCGGGAGGTGGGTCACCACCACCGCCTCCACCGCCACCGCCGCCGCCGCCGCCTCCACCACCCCCAGGAGCCACTATAGTAATGCCAGTCGTGGTAGACCATATTTGTGTAGTAGCTAGAGCTATCCCACCAGCCAGAACTGACAGAATCACCACTGCTACCACTACCACACTCAGATGCTTCCTCATTGTGTCCCTTAGATTCTTGATGTTCATGCTGTGCCTCCCGCTCCTTTTACTCCTTTATCAGTTGGCTCTTGAGGTCCTGGAACTTGGATTCAGGTATTTCGCGCTTAATACCATTCTCCTCATCATCCCAATCGATAACAGCTGAATTGGACTCTAGCCACTCAATCCACGCGTTATCTCTTTCTTGCTCGGCTTTTCGGGCTACCGTTCTCGCCCAGGAGACTTCTTGCTTAGGGTTGGTTCTCTCATAATTTCCCCAGAGTTTGTCTAGTTGCTCATCGCTGAGTTCTTTTAACATCTTCCGCTCCTTTTATAGTGCTAAATCCATATTCTCCATGTTCTGCATGGCATCGTAGACTACGATGCTGGACTCCGGCTCCGGCTCCTCAGACAAATACATCACTGGGTACCGCCGGGAGTCCATGCAGTGAGAAAAGGCATGAGTCGTTTTCTCTGTCAGCTTGCCGGACTTGTCTGCCATGTATTTGAAGTTCCGCTGCTCCTTGACGCCGTTCAACGAATCCTCCGTCCAGTACTGCTTATACTGCCGGACTTTCTGGTGCCCAAACTCCACCGACCCGGGACCCTTCTTGACTCCCTTGATGTTGAAACCTTGCAACTCTAGTTCTTTAATCGACTTTGGCTCATCCGAATCCGCAATGATTTCATCGGAATGCTTCATCACCCCCAGGTCAGTCATCAAATCCCCGATATCCTGATTCGTCAACCCGAGCTCGTAGAATAGTTCCTCGCTATAAAGCTCCATCGTCTGCGGGAATACCTTATGCTTAGTCAACACCGCCGGATCACCGGAGAATCCGAAGTCCAGGCCGTAGATAAGCTGCCCCTGCTCAGGCAATTCCTTCACCTGGCTAAACAACGGATAAACCAACCCTTCCACCATGCCGGTCTTCCCGAGGCCGTAGATGTTCCACCAGTTCGGGTCTTTATCCCGATTCGACTCGATGTTATCAATTACCGACTGAGGTAGTACCTTTTTTGCGTCCAGATATGTTGACTGAATGAACGCACTATCCGCCTCATGTAACCACCCAGGATAAACGGTACCCCCAGATTCATACTGGTGCGCCCAGAATTCACCCACCGGATTCCAATCAACGAACGTGAATGTCTCTGTCCGGATATCCAGCCCCCGAGCGGTCTCCCATGGAATATTATTGCCTTCATTCAGGAATAAGAATTGCCGCCTGGGACCCCTCTCCTTGCCAGGCTCATCCGCACTAAAGAACTCTACGGTACCATATTCACTGGCCCGGTAGATATGGTCGCTCATATTATATCGGGGATTATTCTCTTTCGTCTCCCCGATGATGTTAAAGAAGTCCCGAATAGCCCCTTTCTTAAGGTGAGGCAACGACTCCGCTACGACCGATATCAAGGTCGGTTTCTTGGCATACTGAGCTATCAGAGCAATAATCTGCAGAATGGAATATGTCTTTGTCGACGAGGTGCCGCCCTGATTAAGAGCTCGCCGTTTGCCGGCAGCCAAAGCCTGGTTATTCTCTCGCCACACCCGGGTCGCTCTCATGTCCACTAGCCCACCGTCTCACCCCTGACCAACCTCTCGGCCAGTTGCCTATCTTCCTCAGTTTCCACATTGATAGTTAGAGTCCGGGCATCGATATTAACCATGGCTCCATCGCCATACAGTTTATCCATCTTGTTAAGCAGGTCAATGGCCTTGGTTGGGTCATGCAGTTTGATGGTGGTAGTTTTAACCGGCACTTCCTTGCCATATTCAATTATTCTAATCTCCTGGAGGGCGGCACTTCTCAGCTTCTCAGGAGTGAGCTTGGTCATGAAGTCCGCGAACCGGCCCCGGACAATCTGGGTAAGTACCTGCTTCCTCTCCAGAACACCGGCGACAGAGTCATCCTCAGCCTTTTGTTGCAGCTCATTATAGCGGGCTAAGATGTTGACATTTGTTGATAGCCTGGCACCTATTGACCGGGCCCACTTTGGCGCATAACCGGCTACGATAGCCGACTCTTCTTTGGTATTGCCTTCAAACCAGTTCCTGGCAAAAAGCTCTTGCCTTGACTCTTTAAGTGCTGGCATCTATCCTCACCGCCTCTTTCCCGGTAAAGTCTTCCCACCGCTTGATTATGTGCTTGTATTGTCTGTCAAATAATGCTATAATAGAGGTATGAAGAAACGAAACCGCCAACCTCAATATTTCACCTGCCTTAACTGTAACGTAGTCTTTCGCTTCAACCGCCCTCGCAAATACTGCTCCCGCGAATGTGCTTTTAAGCATAAGGTAGGAACATTGGCATCTGCCTACAAGGATGGTCAATCGTTGAACCGAGAGCGTTCTCGTGCTGGTAATGAACTGGCTAAGTGGCGAACTGCTGTCTTTAAGCGTGATAACTTTACCTGCCTTCGATGCGGTGCTAAAGGTATAATCCATGCTCACCATCTTAAAACCTTTTCGGAATATCCTGAACTTCGGTTTGATGTAGAAAACGGCATCACCCTTTGTATTGACTGCCATGGGAAGAAACACGGCAAGGATTTTACCAACCGCCGCAACAAAGTTTGCCCCGATTGCGGAAATGCTACCAGCGGGCAAGGTTCTGGACTCTGCCATTCCTGTGCTACTAGACATCAGTGGCACCAGAAACGAGGACAGCTTGCTTTCCAGTATACGCCTCCCATCGTTTCAAAATGACCGTGCAGTACATTTCCGAGATTTCCATCATAAAACAACGTCTGCCCAGCTTCTCACAGGCTATCAAGGTGGAGCCGGAGCCGCCGTAGGGGTCGGCAACGATAGCGCCTTTGTATTTCTCCATAAACCACAAAGGTAATAGTACGGGTTTTTGCGTAGGATGAGTCCTTTTGTGGTCATGTTCCTTTTCCGTGCCAAAGATGCCAGCCCATTTAATACGAGCTATATCCCGTTTATGCCTTGATTTACTCCAGCATAACTCGAAGCATGACCCGAACATTTTATCAGCCGAGTCCTCTAATCTCTTATCCCAGACAACCCATGACCCATTTGCTGGTAATGATTGCATATAATAATCTGCACCCCACAAGAATATCTCTTCGCAATATCCCCAGTGCTCGAATATTGGTGCGGGGTCGTATTTTACATCATCACCCTTCACCTTTGCATATTTGTGACCGTGCGTTGTATTGTGCTGACGTTTAAGTTTACCCACCATTGAGGAATAATCAGTATCAAGGTTTATCCCATACGGCGGATCGGTAAAGACCATATCGGCCTTCTCACCCCCCATCAGCTTATCCACATCTTCCTTGAGAGTGGCATCACCGCAAAGGAGACGATGATTGCCGAGACTCCAGAGGTCGCCTTTCCTACAAACCGATTCTGTGGCCTCTGGTACGGCATCATCATCGGTTAATCCTTCTTCCGGCACATGCAACTGGTTCATCAGGTCTTCTATCTCTTTCAGGTCGAAGCCTGTTATCTCCATGTCGAAGGCGCCGGTGTCCAGTTCCTCAAGTAAGTCCTTCAATGCAGGGAGGTCCCATTCGCCTGATATCTTATTGAGCGCCAGGTTGAGGGCTTTCTCCTTGGCGTCATCCAGATCGACCACGGATACCTCCACCGATTTAATGTCCATTGATTTGAGGATTTTCAGCCTCTGGTGACCGCCCACCAAGTTGCCAGAGCGCTTATTCCATATCAGAGGCTCCACCATATCGAATTCAACGATCGATTTCCTGAGCTTCTCATATTCCGGGTCACCCGGTTGAAGGTCTTTTCTCGGGTTATAAACAGCGGGGTTTATTTTGTTGATTTCAAGAGTTTCAATATTCATATCACTCCCGCGATAAACACCGAGAGGTAGCTGCGCAAAGGACTCAACGCTGGCTACCTCCCATAAGGCCACCCCAGAAAGGAGGACTGGGGCAGCTAAATTAAAAAAGCCCCCGAAGGGGCTCAACTGCATACCTTTAGCCTTTCTATCTTTATAAACCCATTATCTCAGCTTGTCAAGTTTTACGTCCATAAGTGGGCAAATTAGCCTTAATGAGTTTTCTCCTGTACCCTTTGGAATCGCACCACTGTTTATAGGTCTGGGCTCTTTTCCAGCGAGTTTTCCTCCAGCGCGGGGCTTTCCCGGATGCCGAATATCCCAATACTCTATTTATTCTTCTGTAAACATCATCAACGGTCAGATGCCTTTCTTTGGCTATCTGCTCCTCTGATAACCCTTTACGATATTTCTCTGCTGGCAGGAAGCCGTCTAATCCGCATCTTTTAGCCCGTATCTCTACTTCGGCTGCTACTAAACAGGCATTCTCGAAGTTAGCCCGGCTGGACCCCTGAGAGCGGAGCCCCGGCTGATCAACATAACCGGAGGGGCTGCTTTCCGGCCATTCGCCTCCTGAGAGAGAGAGGATATTAGCCCATATCCATTGTACGCAAGGGAAGTCATAGTTTATATCTCTTGGTGTGTAGCTTTCCATCTAACCCCTGGTATCCTGAGTGGCTGGCGGAGGTTCAGTAGAAAGAGGATGTATGCTTGTATGAGGGTGTTCCTGCCAGCTATTGTCTTTACCTTATACATACACCCTCCTTTTTATTCATTTCACCCCTACTTTCTTCTTAGGCATTCTAGGCTCCCTTATTCTCTCTGGGAAAGTAGGTATAGAGCTA